TAATTACCCTATTCTTTTCGAAATGGTCTGTATAGAAATCATACCAATCTCCATAGAATGTTAGTATTTCCACGAATTCACTAAGGAGGTAAGCTCTGAAGGACGTGAAGCCATCCATTTGGTAGAGATGGTCCCGTTGTATCCAATCGCCCTGAAAAGTACGGGCGTGGAAGCGGATCTCAGTAAGATATTTGTAAAGGTTCTCAAGCGTTTCTCTGTTGGCATCGTTAGTCATCCTATCCAATAAATCCCTAAGTTCACCAAGAGATATGATTGATCGTACAATCTTAGGAGAAGAAATGAAGTCTTCTGCAGTAGGATTAAAGACAATATCAAGAGGAGAGATACGTCGTATAGACGGCCCTACAAATCCTACTTGTGTCTTATCTTCTAGTTCTACACGCTTATCTACCCATTCAACTGTGCCGAATGTATTACCGAAATGTATATAATCTAAGACTAGTTTATCTATCTCTGTCTTGAAGTTTGGCTGATCCATACACCAAGTCATATAGTTTTCAATAGCATCACGCTTCTGTACAGATGCAGAGTCTAGTTCATTAGCTTCCCAAATAACATTCTTAGCTTGTGTTGGAAACATTGTAGCAATATAATTAGCATACAAATTATCGTTAATCTGACACAGTTTTGGAACTGTAGTCTTATTCTTCCACGGTAACTGATTGTTAGTAGTCACAGACGTATCTGTGGCATAGACATACCGTCGGACTTCCTCCCAATCGGTCTTCTTAACTTGACGTAGAGTATCCCACTGTATCCACCGCTCTGTAAGACGAGTAGCTAACTGATCTGGACTTATAATATTTGATAGCTCAAGTACCTTCCCAGTCATTCGAATACATGCCTACAATACCAGCAATGTGTATTACTTTTCTTGTTAATTGAATCACACTTTGGGCATAGTTTTACACCTTCGGGGTATAATTCTGTCACGATACACCGCCGAATTTATTATGAAAGTTAAAGATTTGTGCTGTTTGTTTCATGGTCCTAAATATATTTAAGGGAGCTTGTCCCTGTGCAAAGTCTATAGCTGAAGCTAAGGCATCCTTAACATCATCGTGAGCTGGATTAGAGAATATTAATTCTTCTTCTAAGATTTGACAGTTACCGCCAGGATAATGCCATATCTGTTTATTAGCGTATTTAGGTTCTAATACTGATAAAATACGTTCTTCTTTATTGCCTTGTACTCGGGAAGGTCTAAATTCTTCCACTGCAAGAGACAGTCCCATAGGGCGTATGTAACTGTTCTTAAGGTCATTAACAATCGCTATTTGCGCAGCAGTAGTTTCGCATCTAATCTTCCTAAATCCCCATTTCTCATGTAATTTGAATATACGATTAAAGTATTCAGATATTTTATCTGTCTTAAACCGATCTATATCAAGTACATAGTAATTCTGATCACCATCCACACCGACAACGACAACACAAGTGTAGTCACTCCTAAGACCAGTAGTGTAAGCAAAGTCCACTGCTGCTGTGACATTAAGCCGTTCATTCTTGAATACCCAGTTAGATCCTGCTTTGTTTAAGTGGATTGGATCATAGTATTGGAAATTATCTCTTTTGATTGGAGAGGAAGATGTATCGTGCGGATCGTTGTAGTACTGGGCCCTAAAGTGAACTTTGTTGATGTACTGGCTGCGTTTCTTGGCCAGGATTTCCACATCAAATCCGAACCATTTACCATCTGATCGTTGTTGCTTAGGCCATAAGAATTCACCTGTACCGTCTCCTACACTTTCAACTGGATATTCTTTTACTTCGAATAATTCTGTAGATTTAATAATATTACCATAATGATCATATTCATCGATCATCATTTGAATGATCTTAGAGTACATATCGTGTGGATGGTATCTAGTCCCAACTACCCATTCACGGGCATTAGTACTTTCAATAGAAGACAGATGTCCATACTGATCTTCAGTCTTGTCCCGACCTTCTTCGGTGTATGCGTTGCCAGTTACGACAACGTCATCCATAACAGTAATATCAGAATGAAGACCAATGATATTACTGGTAAGACCTGCTGTAAAAATACTTGGGTCACGTACACTTTCTTCTTTACGTTTAGGATGATCTACAGAGATTTCCCGTTCTGTCCATTTCTCACGCTTAAACTCATCTTTATTCACCATATCTTGCCAGAATATACGATAAGTATCAGATGTAAGAATATCCTTCATAAACTTTAACTGCTTAGTAGCAAGGTTACTATTAGCAGATATGTAGAGGATACGTAATGTTGGATCTTTAGTTAATTCCCAGACAACCCTATAAGCTATAAGGGCAGATTTCATATGATCGCGAGGAAGCAATAACAGTTGGTGTGATTTAGCATCTTGTCTTGTCCACCAATTTATTGTCTCTCGATGTATGTTGCCTAACAATCTTTTAGGGTGTACTAGGTTTATAAAATATTCTAACGAACCTTCTGCTTTAATACGGTGTTGTTCACGCTCATCAGTGAGACTATTCGTCTTCTTCGTGCCTTTGACCATACACTCTTTCTACAACTCGATCTAACCGTTTACCTTGGTTTATCACTATCTGGTAAAGAGATGTTAAACGTTCCTCTAAACGTGCAGACATAACAACTAATAGTTTAGTTTCTGTTTGTTCTTTCTCAATATTCTTAAGTCTATGGTCTAAGGTCATAGCAAACGCGATACCACCACCGATCATAACCAGAGATGTTACAACGTTAAATAAATTAGTAGCTAGCCATTCCACAATATTTAATTACAGTTGAAAGCCAGTTAGTGTTACTGCACCTGCCGTAGTACCTGCTCCTAGAGTAGTTGTAGCTGCTATAGCAGTATTAACTGCACTAGCAGGAATTGGCGAAGGAAATGGAACAATTAAAGATGCTCCGTCAGTACCTGTAGCTGCTATAGCTCCTTGAGTAACAACATAATTCAGAGATCCACTAATAGTTCCTGTAACAGTGACTGTAGTAGCACCTGCTGCACTAGCACCTGAACTAGTAACTTGGAGACCGGTTAAATATGTAGTTTTATTAGCAACGCCTGCTAGAGTAGCAGTAATAGCTGCTGTAGTTCCTGTTGCAGAAGCTGTAATAGGAGTACCAGGAGTTAAATTACCTACGACTTGCTGTCCCTGTGGAGTAACCGTAGCAGCACGCCAGTTGTATGTACCATCCACAATACGCTGTGCGTTACGAGATGTATCACCAACAGAGGCTTGAGCTATTGTAATTGTTGCACTAATACCAGGAGGTGTCGTTCCAGCTACTGTAAGAAACGAAAGGAACAACGTATTAACGTTAGGTCCAAGAGCACCAGTAAGAGTTTGAGCTACAACTTTACCATCTATATACCAAACAATATTATCACCACGGAAGAATACCTCATACTTGTGAGTAGCTCCATCTGTGGGTTGTGAGTTATTACCAGTACTAGACATATCCTGAATTGGGTTTCTGGTTCCTGTAGACCACGTAACAGCAGACATCTTACCATTAACATTGATTTCAAATCCAACACCTTCAATAATAGGAGCTACTGCAGTAGGTGTAGTAGGGATAGTCGCAAATCCCCAGAATCTATAAGCATTGTTAATAGGATTTCCAGTTTCAAACTGCATTTGCATTTGTGCAAAGTTATAACCTGGATTACGACCAGGAAATGCATATTGAGACTGTAAGAACGCCCATGCACTAGCTGTAGTACTCGACGCTAGAACTTCTTGTCCAACTGATGGAGTAGACGTACCAGTGCTTAGACTAGGAGTCTGCCATTTATTAACTGTATCAATTGGAGAACCTGTTCCCCAGTCTTCCCATAGAATTTGATTAGGCTCCATAGCTACGGACATTTCATAGCCATTAGCTAATGGAAAAGCTGTAATAGGAATAGGCATAGGCACAGCACCTACTTGATTAGATGTAGCTTGTAGAGTTACGTTATATGAGCCATCTGAATTTTGCAGAGACATTTACTTCTTCTTTCTTTTCTTAGCGTCAGCTTGATTGAACTCTTTAGCTACTGACTGAGGTATTCCTACTTTCTTAGCGAA